AAACGGGCAACCGCATGCCTAGGGGCTTTGCGGGGAATTTATGCTCTGAAACGCCCTAGGCATGCAAAACACGAAACGGGCAACCGCATGCCTAGGGGCTTTGCGGGCGAAAACACATGATTTTTTTCTCTGAAACGCCCTAGGCATGCAAAACACGAAACGGGCAACCGCATGCCTAGGGGCTTTGCGGGCGAAAACACATGATTTTTTTTGCATCCGAAAAACTTCTTTTTGGATAGAAAAAAACCTCACGTGATTCACGAAACGGGAAACGGAAACGGTACGTTTTTAGAAATAAAAATTACAGAAAATGATTAGCGTGAATATACGCTACACACATTTAAAAACATGTTAAAACTATGTATAATAGCTTGGTCTATAGAAGTATATGACACACATGATGGATACTGTCAATTTAATAAAGGAGTAACTATATGTCAAAATTTATACCGTTGAATCAAGAAGTTAGAACACACATATCTACAAGAGAAGCAGCTTTTCATTTAAACAGAAGAGATCAGACTTTACGCAAATGGGCATCTCTCGGGGTCGGTCTTGTGGAGCCGATACATGTTGGAAACCGACTGGCCTGGCCTGTCAGAGAAATTAAAAAAATACTTGGGCTGGATGCTTGACAGTAACTTTTATTACGAGTAGTATGATCGTCAATGCAAATTCGCATTGATAAAAGGAGAACGAAATGAGTAATTTTTTTGGTTTGACACCGCAGGAAATGGCAGATGCAACTAGACTTAAATATGATGTTGTGTCAGTGCCAAGGATTTTTAGAGATGTTTTCGGAGCTGATCATGTCGCTGGGTTTGCTGCTGATTTTGATCATGCGATTCTGTTTGATGATTTTGTGGTTCATGTTACTAAAGACGCGACGTACAATGTTTTTAGTACAAGCTTTATCGATCCGTTTGTGCTTCGTGTAGCAGATGAAAATGGCGATAATTTTGTTCTTGACACTGGAGACATTTTCTCGGAGTTCGGTACAGATCATGTCGCTTTCAGGGCTGATTATTCTGGAGATGCTTTTGTTACTGCGAGTTGGGATCAGGGGTTTTTTAATAAAGATGTGGGCGTGTTCATTTTTGAAGATTTGGACACTGTTAACTTTTATGACAGGATTTTTAACTATGCAGAAGATTCTTATTCTGATTTATTTCCAGTCAACGTAGACACACAACAAATTCAAGGGTTTAATGCCAGAGTGTATAATGATCATTCTGCTCTTGGAGAAAAAAATGGCGATATTTTCTTTTACGATGGAGAAGATATTGAATTTGTTGGAGCAGCAGATTCTCTTCTGTTTGATGCTGTTTTTGCAGGTTTTTGATTAATCCACCACGCCTCACGGCGTGGTATAATTGGAAAAAGGAAAAAGGAAAGGAAATAACTATGTTGATAGAGACAAAAAAAGGCATGATTGACAGTGCACTACTTGATGTAAGAGATATAGTAACGACTGAAGATAATGCGCGTGTAATTTCTACAGAATGGTCGCTAAATGGCGATCTTGTGCGTCGCGATGTTTCTGTGAATATACTTCGCGGACTAGAGCTTTGTAATTCAATTAATGAGGATATAAATAATGGCTAACACACAGGCAATAGCAAAAACTTTACGTGTTGATCTTTTGGACGGACTACATGCTTTTGGCCCAAGCGTTATCCGCGCTGGTACAACAGCAGATAGTTTTAACATGGCGCTTTATCTTGATACAGCAACGCTGGACGCAAACACGACAGCATATACAGCGACAGGCGAACTCGCAGCTACAGGCGGCTATACTGCTGGCGGCAAAACGGTTGCTAATGCAACGGCTCCGGCGAATACAGGGGGCACCGGTATTGTTGCGTTTTGGACTCCGTCAGCCGCAGTATCGTGGACTTCTTTCACGTCCAGCGGCTCTTTTGATGCATGTCTGCTTTATAACAATACAAGCGCAGGCAAGAATGCTGTTGCAGTTTTCACTTTTGGCGCACAGTCTGTGACTGCTGGTACTTTTAATATAAATATGCCGACAAACGATCTTGCAACTGGGTTAATCAGAATTTCTTGACATGGAGATGAATTATGTCGGCAGTTTTAAACAGAAATACAAAGGAGTTAAAGAAGTCAGTCAATGAACCGGATTATCCTGTTGCAGACTGGATACACAACCCGGACTTGAGCGCTGTTGATGGTTTTCAGTCGAAATATTGGGTGATTTCAGGGGATTCTGTCAGCTTGATGGACTTAGCGAATAGAGACGCGGTAGATGCAGCAGAGCTTGCAGCAAGCAGGAATTCTTCGGTTGCATCGTTACTTGATGAAGAAAGTATAACGAGAGCTGTTTCGCTTCGTATTTTTGACGAGTTTTCTATACATGCTGATCGCATTAATTTTTTAATTTCTTCAATTCAAAACTCTTCGAACATGACAGAGCTAAAAGCTGCGTTAGCATCTGTTCAGCCTATTCCGCGGAAAATCATCGCGGACGTTATTACAGAAGTAAGTAGTAAACTTGGGGTTAAATAATGGCGACAGCAGAGATTATATTACCGTTGCTTGGCGGAGTGCGCGATTCTAATGATCCTCCAGGACTTCTGTTCACATTGGCAGGTCGTCCTTATCTTGCTTTTGACAGTGCGACTGATGAGTTGTTGCTTTGGTCTTTCAGATTGCCGGATAATTATGCAAGTGGATTAACGATAAAGTGCCAATATTCCATGGCATCATCAACCATTGATAACGTTGCGATACGAACGCAGGTTATGGCCGTTGCTGCTGCTGCGGATATTCTTACAGATAGCTTCGATATTCTTGATAAGTCTTCTGATTCAATTGTGCCAACAACCGCCGGCATTATGAAAGAAATTACCCATGCACTGACAAATATTGATGATGCGGCCGCTGGTAGTTATCTATCTCTTCAACTTGGAAGAGAAAATACAACGACTGGTGTAAACTCGTCCGGTGACATGTTTTTGTGGGCTACTTCTATTGTTTACACGACTATATAAATGTCAGTAGATTTTCTGACAGGCAATACATCACGTTACTATACAGTACCTGATAGTTCTGACTTTACACTACCGGACTCAGACTGGGCCTGGGTTGTATCGGGTGTATCGACAAATACTAGTGGCAGTCATTTTTGTGTCAGCACTGGCAGTCTTGGTTCTTCTTACAATTTATATTTTTCGGATGGCGGAATTCCCACAAGTTCATATAAAGGACTAGTTGCACAAAATGTAAATGCTCCTGTATTTATCAACGAACCGTTTATTTTGTGTGGCAGGCGTATCAACGGACTTATGGATGTTGCCCACGTTCATATTGGTGAATCAACGATTCACAAGAAAGGAGCAATAAATCTTGCTGGGACTACAAGTGATGCCGGGGCTGTACGCATAGGTGATAACTCGTTCGGCGGTAATTTTTTCAACGGCCAGATTACATACGTCGCTCTTGTTAAAAACGGGTTTATTTCTGATGATGATCTGATAGCGATGGCAAATGGTGCGTCACTGCTTTCTATGTCTTTTGCGCCAAAAATTGCAGAGATTTTTCATTTACGGTCTTCGATTACTTCTGTCACAACGGGGTTAATTAATGGTCATGTAGCATCAAGAGTAGGGACAGGTTACGGCACAGATACAACGGATTTATCGAGTGTATACACAGGTGATGTTTATCTTCTTAATGCTACTGCTGCCAGCGGTGATACCAACATATCTCTTACTGGTCAAGGTTTAAGCTTTAGTCAGGGGTTGGTTGCAGGTAGCATTGATGTTGGGTTGATTGGTCAAGAGTTAAATGTTGGGCAGGGATTGCTTGGCAGTGGTGTTGATGTTGGGTTGATTGGTCAAGGGTTAAGCGTTGGGCAAGGGTTATTGTCGGGTAACGTTGATATTGGGTTGATTGGACAAGGGTTAAGTGTTGGTCAAGGATTGCTTGGCAGTGGTGTTGATGTTGGGTTGATTGGTCAAGGGTTAAATGTTGGTCAGGGGTTATTGTCGGGTAACGTTGATGTTGGGTTGATTGGACAAGGTTTAAGCGTTGGCCAGGGGTTTGTAACTGTCCCTGGAGTTGTTAATGTTACACTTGATGGACAATCGTTAAGCGTCGGGCAAGGGTTATTGTTTGGTGGCGCTGATGTTACACTTGATGGACAGTCGTTAAGCGTTGGCCAGGGGTTTGTTGTTGGTGAGGTTCCCGCTCCTGGGGTTTTTAACATTACACTGACTGGGCAAACCCTGGGCGTTGTCCAGGGGATATTGGCTGGTGGCGTTTATGTTGGGTTGACGGGTCAAGGGTTAAGTGTTGATCAAGGGTCGGTGTTTGGTAGTCTTGATGTTGGGTTGACGGGTCAAGGGTTAAATATTGATCAAGGGTTACTTGGCAATAGTCTTGATGTTGTACTGACTGGACTCGATTTGGGTGTAGATCAAGGGGTTGTTGTTGGTGAGGTTCCGGCTCCTGGGGTTATTAATGTTACACTTGCTGGACTTGATTTGAGCCTTGGTCAAGGGGTAGTATCTCTCTCTGGCATAAGCAACGTGGCACTTTTGGGACTGGATTTGGGATTGGGTCAAGGTTCTGTCGTTGGATTTGTAAGTGGAGCAAGTTTGCCTTCAGTTGTGGATATAATTGTTGGATTGGCGGTAACTAACATAGAGGTATCGGGATGACATTAAAATTATACACAAATACAGATGTGCTTATAACTCTAATCCCGGGAACCGGTTTTATCATGACTGATGTTGTATTTGTATCTGTAAATTTCACAAAAATAGATGGCACTGCGTCTTTAACGCTTACGTCTGGAACATCGGCAGTTGTGCTCGGAAGTTCAAGCATTGATGTTAATATCCCGGATTCCGGGGGAATTGATCAAGCAGGTGTGTATAAACTAAGAGTTACAATGATTGATACCGTCGGAAATATTCGCGGGTTAACACCCGACACAGAAAATTTAATTTTTTATTAAAATGCCTAGACTTATATATAGCAAAGAGTCTGTATTAGCAGACTGGAAAACCGGAAAGTATACGATGAAAGATTTATCATCAAAGCACAGAATATCAACAGCTACTGTGCATAGACTTGTGTCTGGTGTTGAAAAAACAATAGGGGTTCTCGTGAATAAACAGTTAGAAATAAATCAGGAGCTTGCTCAACACAGCGAGAAAGAGGTAAATTTATTTAGATACGAAGTAGAAGACAGAACGAAATACATAAAGTTTTTTAACAATGCAGCTATAAAAAACACAGAGCAGGCAATGCTTGCAGATTGCAACGGACAAAATGACTATCGCACAAGAGCAGAGACAATATCAAAAGGTCGAGAGGTTGTGCTCGGAAAGACACCGGATGTAACAATTAATAATACCAATGCACAGACTGATACAAAGATATCTTACGAGATAGTACGCTGAGAATAAAGCTTACAGAACCGCAGGCGGATTTTGTTTTTAGTGAGCACGCTCACCCGCTGATGTGCGGTGGGCTTGGCAGTGGTAAAAGTGAAGCTGCTACTTTGCGTCTTGTTCATCTTGTCACGCAAGACCCTGGAATTGATGTGTCACATTTCTTCCCTTCATACAGACTTGCAAAACGTCGGGGCTTTAACGGTACTGTAAATCACTTAAAAAAGCTTGGATTAAAATTCATTGTCAACAAGTCAGACCTGACGATTTTCATTCCACAGCTCGGCAGCACAATCTATCTTGAAACCTATCATGATCCTGATGCAATTATTGCATACGAGATATCGCACGCAGTTATTGATGAGCTAGACACTGTCAGCTATGAAACTGCTGAACACGTTTGGAGAAAAGTAACTGAGCGCGTACGTCAGAAATGCACACATAAATCAGGTAACACTATAGGATGTGTAACAACCCCAGATCATGGTACGTCAGGTTTTTGCTATGCAACATGGGGAGAAGGTCAAAATGTAGATGATGGATATCACTACATAAAAGCAGGCACAAGATCAAACAGTTTTTTGCCCGAGGGATACGTTGATCAGATCGCTAAAAATTACGATCCGATTATGTTTGAAGCATTTATCCACGGCGGGTGGGTATCTTTTACACAAAACAAGATTTATCATTTCTTTGATAGAACAAAACATGATACTGATCGTACAATAACAGCTTTCGACACGCTGCTGCATATTGGATTAGATTTTAATGTTGGCGGATGTTGTGCGGTTGTTTTTGTTGTTGAAAATAATAACATTATTGCAGTTGATGAGTTTACAAGTTACGATACGAGAGATTTTGTGAATAATCTTTCAAGATATGCAGGAAAAAAAATTATCGTTTATCCCGACGCTAGCGGCGGGAGCAGGCACACAAACGCCACAGAATCAGATTTGAGTATTATTACAAGATCAGGTTTTCAGGTTTTGGCTCATTCATCTAATCCGTCAGTTAGAGACAGAATCAATGCAGTCAACGGTTTGCTAGCGAATAACAGAATTAAGATAAACACTTCTAAATGTCAGAATTTAACGAACGCGCTAGAAACGCAGGGATATACTGAGCGCGGAGAACCTGAAAAATGGAGCAAACATCCGGCGACAGACGATTGGACAGATGCGGCAGGGTACATGATAAATCATAAATATCCTGTGCGGATAAACACAACGAGAACAGCGATAGTTAGCGGAGCACTAAAACAAGGCTAAAAATGAACATAACAATCAAGCACAAAGATTATATCAATATGCAAACGCGCTGGGAGATGTGCCGCGCGGCTGCAGAAGGTGAACACGCGGTTCATGAAAAAGGAGAAATGTTCTTGCCCAGGCTTGAGAACGAATCTGCACGAGCATATCAGACAAGACTAAAAATGACTCCGTTTTTCAATGGTGTGTGGAGAACAATTAGTGGATTGAAAGGAATGATTTTTCGCAAGCGGCCGATTATTGAAGTGCCGACGGCACTAGATAATTTGTTAGAAGATATTGACCTGGGCGGGACTTTTTTTGATACTTTATTGCAACGTGTTACTGAAGAATCACTGACAGTAGGGCGCGTCGGTCTGCTTGTAGATTATCCTTTTGTCAAAGAAGGAATGACATTAGCAGATGCTGCATCTTCTTCTACACATTCTTACGTAAAGCTGTATAAAGCAGAAAGTATATACAACTGGAGTGTCGAGAAAATAGAAGGACGCGTAAATCTTGCACGAGTGTATCTTGAAGAATCAATAGAGATTCGTGACAAAAAAGACGAATTCAAAGTTGAAGAAGATAAACGTTACAGAATTCTTGATATTTTCGGCGGCGTGTATCGGCAAAGATTATTCAAGATTGATGGAGATAAAGCAGTTTTGCTTGATGAAGTGTTTCCTAAAATGAACGGTAAATTTATGTCATTTATACCATTTCTTGTGATCGGTACAGATGATATCGGCATGGACGTAGACGCTCCGCCTCTAATCGATCTGGTAACTACAAATTTTCATCACTATCTGCAAGCAACGAGCTATGAGCGCGGCTGCTTTTTTAGCGGATTGCCGACAATGTTCATTAGTGGGGTTGATTCGCTGGATCAGGAAGGTAATCCCGTGGAAATCAGCATCGGCGGGGCTTTTGCTAATATATTGCCGCGGCCTGAGGCGAAAGCCTATTTTGTTGAAGTTGCAAGCGAATTTAACGCACTAAGAACAAATCTTGAAGACAAAAAAAGAGAAATGGCCGTTCTTGGAGCAAGGATGCTTGAGCAACAAAAATCTTCAGTTGAATCGGCTGACACTATATCAAAAAGACAGTTTGGAGAAGAGTCTACGCTTGCAGCGATATCAATCACAATAAGTAATGGAATGACAAGGGTTTTGCGTTGGTTGGCTGATTGGGAGAACGTTACAGGAGATATAAAAATAAATCTTAATACAGACTTTATGCCAAGTAAAATGTCATATCAAGATATGACTGCTTTAGTGAGCGCGTGGCAGTCCGGGGCTTTTTCTACAGAGATTCTTTTCAGTAATCTGCAATCAGGCGAGATAATTCCAGTCGAAGTAAGCTTTGAAGAAGAACAAGAAAGGATTAAAAGTGCATCGCCTTTATTTGCACCGCAGATATGAAAAAAGTCGATGATACTATAGCAGTATCACTTGACGTTCTTAGGCATAGCGCAAGTATAGAAGGCAAGGTTTCAAAATTGCTTGAAAAGATGCGAAAGGATGTAATGGCTTCTTTGTCACAAGTAAATCTTGACAAGATAACGCGCAAAAGACTTAATGCGTTATTGCGTGAAACTGATCAAATTATTTCTGACAGCTATGACAAGTCTCAGGAAGAGTTAAGTAAATCATCTACTGAAATAGTTAAAGTATCTGCAAAGCAGGCAGCAGAAGCATTGTTAGTATCTGTTCCGAGCAAAACAGTTTTAGAATCTATCGTATCAGATACGCTAATAGAAGGCGCGCCGTCAAAATTGTGGTGGTCGAAGATGAAATCGGATACGGCTTTCAGATTCGCTTCTGCTGTTAGAATGGGCGTGGCGCAAGGCGAGACAATGCAGCAGATATCATCAAGAATAAGTGACATTAACGATCTAGCAGATCGTAACTCTGTCTCGTTAGTGCATACTTCTGTAATGCAAATTCTGAATGATGCAAGAACAAAAGTTCAGGAAATGCACGCTAATGATAAATCAGAAACAGTCTGGCTGGCTACTCTAGATAGCAGAATTTGCATTCAGTGCGCACCGCGCGACGGTCTTAGATGGAAGACGCTAAGCAAAAAGCCTGTAGGACACTCTCTGCAATGGATACATCCGCCTGTGCATTTTTCTTGCAGATGCACGACCTATCCTGAAACGGCATTAACGGATACAGAGGGTGGGGGCAGAGCAAGTGAAACCGGAGTACAGTCTGGTTCGACTACTTTTGAAGAGTATCTAAACAGACAGCCGAAGGAATTTGCAGATGAAGTGCTTGGGAAAGGAAGAAGCGAGCTTTTCAGATCAGGGAAGTTGACTTTAAGAGATTTGGTGAGTGGTCGTGGAGCCCCTTTGTCACTTGACGAATTAAAAGCCAAATATGACCAGACTTGACATAGCCAAAAAGATGTGGATAATCACGAAAGATTTAAAAGGTTTAACGAATAAAAAGGTAAAAATATGTCACTAGCACTTGTTCTTGATGAAGCACCTGATGATACTCTAAAAGATTTTTACATAGAAAAAGACGGCAAGTTTCATCTCGATGTAACAGGAATAGAAGACACTGATAAAATGAGAATCGAACTTGCAACTGTAAAACGAGAAGCAGCAGAGAGACGCAAAGCAGCAAAAGACCTTGAGGAACGCTACGCAGGAATTGATATTGAAAAAGTCAAGGAGATGATGGCAAGACTTGACAAAGATGGGGAAGCAAAGCTTCTGGCCGAAGGCAAAATAGATGAGGTTTTTAATAATCGTACTAAAAAAATGCGCGAGGATTTACAAAGACAGATAGATGATGCACAAAGCAAAGCTATAGCTGCTGAATCAAAAACGAAACAATACAGTCAAAGAGTTCTCGATGATAGAATCAGAGATGCAGTTACTGGAAAAGTGCACGCAAGTGCTGTAAAATCAGGGGACGTTTTAAGAGCTGCACGAGAAAAATTTACGTTGAACGAGAACGGCGATGCAGTGCAGTTGGATTCTGATGGGAATATTGTTCTTGGAAAAGATGGCAAGACACCGTACAGCCCTGCAGAATGGCTTGAAAATATGGAAGTAATCGCACCACATTGGTTCCCTGCTAACGCAAGCGGTGGCGGAGCAAACGGAAGCAGCGGTTCTACAGTTAGTAAAACTATGAAGAGAGCGCAGTTTGAATCACTGCAAGATAGAGATAAATCAGCAGCAGCAAAACAATATCAAATTATAGATTAAGGTAGTGCTTCAAGTAGAAGCAATGGTTTTAGGACCGCGATGGTCATTATTTTTTTGACTAATTTAAAGGACTTAAACCATGGCTTCACCAAATACATTAACAAATCTAATCCCTTTCTTATACTCCGCTGCTGATGTTGTCAGTCGTGAGCTTGTTGGTTTCATTCCAGCAGTAACACGAGACAGTCGCATAGACAGCGTAGCACTCAATCAAACCGTCAATGTCCCGGTCGTCGGAGAAATTACACCGGTATCAATCACACCAGCAGCAACCGCGCCGGACACTGGAGGTTTTGCTCCCGGAAATGTCACTGTAACTATTAGCAATCAATTTGCTGCTCCGATCGCGTGGAACGGAGACGAAGAAGTAGCAGTCAGCGGAACAGGACTTCTTGATAATGTGATGACTCAACGTTTTGCACAAGGCATGCGGGGAATTGTAAACAAGATAGAAGCAGACCTGGCTGCGCTACATGCAGAAGCATCACGCGCTCATGGTACTTTCAATATTCAGCCTTTTGGTACAGCAGGTGATTTGTCAGATATGGCGGAAGTCATAAAAATCCTGGAAGATAACGGAGCCCCGCAAACTGATTTGCGCGCTGTACTGTCAAGTACTGCTATAGCAAATATTCGCGGTAAGCAGTCAGCGCTTTTCAAAGTCAATGAAGCTGGAACAGATCAGCTTTTACGTCGCGGAATCATCGGGGATATTTTTGGAGTTGGACTTGGTCAGTCATCACAAGTAAAAACCGGTGTCGCTGTTGGAACTGGAGCATCTTATACAACAAATACAGCGGGTTACGCTGTAGGTGCAACAGCTATCACATTGATAACAGGCACAGGCACAATTCTTGCAGGTGATATTATAACGATCGCTGGAGACACTAATAAATATGTTGTCAAAACTGCATTAACCGCAGGCGTTGTTACACTTCAAGAGCCAGGGTTAAAAGCAGCCATTCCAGGATCAGCAAAAGCAGTTACTGTAGTCGGCGCTACTGATCGCAACATGGTTTTTAGCAGATCGTCGATGATCCTTGCTACACGTTCACCATACATGCCAAGCGGGGGTGATCAGGCTGATGATGTTACAACAATCACTGATCCCGTTTCCGGACTTGGTTTTCAAGTCGCAAGTTATTCACAATACCGACAGCGTCACATAGAAATATCAGCAGCATGGGGCGTAAAAATGATTGCAGGAAGGCACGCAGCATTGTTAATCGGCTAAATTGTTATAAACATCACTCGTTTAAAAGCGAGTGATGAATTTAGCAGACTGAACGGAAAGCGAAAAAAATGATTATTGTAGAAGACGGTACAGGTTTAGTAAATGCAGAAAGCTACGTTTCAGTTGCTGACGCAACCGTCTATCACAATAATATTGGTAATGCCGCGTGGTCGGCTTTGGCAAATGATGAAATTCGCGAGCAATTGTTACGCAAAGCTACTGCTTTCATGCTTCAGCGTTACCGATCAAGCTGGAATGGTTGGCGCAAAACTACTACACAGTCGCTTGATTGGCCGCGTTCTCTTGTACAAATCAAAGATGCAGTTTCGTTGAATTACTATGATGATGCGAGTGTCCCTGAACTTGTAAAGAATGCGTGTTCATCTTTAGCGCTAAGGGCTTCAACACAAATATTGCTTGCTGATGAAAAGCGGGCAAAATCAAGCGTCACGATTGGGCCTATCAGTACAACTTACGATCCATTCAGCAGCCAGTCTATAAAATATAAAGAAATCGACACAATGCTTTCACCGTATTTCAATACCACCGGTTTTCAAGTCAGGATGGTGAGAGGATGAGTTTTGATTATGCAGATGTTGCCAGAGATGCTCTGGATATCATTACAGAATTTGGCACAGATGTGACAATAACGAAAATTGAATCAGGCACGTATGATACGAAGACCGGAGAAAATGCGGTTTTTGCTGATGGATCAAAGGCTAAAGGTATAGTTTTCGATTTCGGCACAGGCATTTCTACCATAAGCGGAAACTTGATACAGTCTGAAGATAAAAGATTATTGCTTGAAGCAGCGGCAAAGCCTGAATTTAACGATGTATTCACTGCTAACGGCAAAACGTATTCACCCGTCAGCATAGGCGAAATTAATCCCGCCGGGATTACTGTTTTATTTGATATACATGTGAGAGCTCATTAAAAATGAGCAACTTCAAAGCAGATTTAACAGCATTTGCAAGAAAAGCAAAATTAAGCGTTGATGAAGCTGTTAAAGAAGTTGTCATTGAACTTCATGGAGAAATCGACAGAAGATCACCTGTAGGAAATCCGACTTTGTGGAAATCACCGGCACCCGCAGGATATGTTGGAGGCCACTTCAGAGCAAATAATCAATACAGGTTTGAAAAGTTGCCGAAAGGAATTATAGATGGTGTAGATGCTACAGGTGATGCTACAGTGTCAGCAGTCAGAGCAAGTATAGCATCAGCGCAAGCATCTGGAATTCACTATATAGCAAACAATGTTGATTATGCGATAGACATTGAAAATGGTTATAGCAAAACGCAGGCTCCGCAGGGCGTGTACAAACTTGCGATGATGTCTACTGTTTCAAAACTTAAAAAATTCAAGGCAAGATAGCATGTCAATAGTAAAGATAAGGGCTGCACTTGAAACAGCATTAAACAACATTACCCCGGCTATTTCTACGTCTTTTGAAAATGTGAAGTTTGTTCCGGTTTCAGGGACTGCGTATCAACAAGTCCACATTCTTTTTGCGACTCCGAACAATTCCGAGTTTGGCGCAAGACACAAAGAGCTTGGGTTTATGCAAGTGAAACTTATGTATCCAACTTCGGTTGGAACTGCTTCAGTTGCTGCACGTGCTGAATTGATACGTTCAACTTTTGCTCGTGGATCAACTTTCACTAACAGCGGGGTAAATGTGATCATAAGCAGAACACCGGAAGTAAAGCCGGGGAAAATTGAAGCAGACAGGTACGAAGTACCTGTAATAATAGAATTTTACGCAAACATGAATTAGGAGAAGCAAAAATGGCTATAGCATCGGGCATAAAAAAAATCACGTCTTTCAAAAAGCAGTCAGGACTGGGAGTCCCTGCATCTGGCACTGGCGGGAAGGAATTTCGTCGCACAAGTACTGTATTCAAAGCTGAACGAGATATGTATGAATCAAATGAGATTCAGTCTCATCATATGAGCACAGGAGCTGCGTATGGTTTGCAAAAAAGCGAAGGTACTGGAGACTTTGAATTGTCCCCCGGCACTTATGCAGATTTGTTCGCAGCATTGATTGAGAGAAATTTTGCAGCTATAACCCCGGGAGCTGCTGCGGCTGCTACAACAGTTGCTTTCGTGTCAGGATTCACTTACACAATAACGCGCGGAGCAGGTTCCTTTCTGACTGACGGCATAAAAGCAGGACATGTCATACGAATCAGCGGCTCTGGAATTAATGCAGCTAACGTAAACAAAAATTTATGGGTTGTGTCTGTTACTGCTCTTGTGTGTACTGTTTATGTAATTAATGAAACTCCCATGGTTCCTGAAGGGCCTATTGCTACTTACGTTCTTACAGTCGTTGGAAAAGAAACTTTTACCCCTCTGGCAGCGCATACAGAGGATTATTTCACAGTTGAAGAATGGTACTCAAATATCAGTAAATCAGAAACTTTTACAGATCAAAAAGTTGGAAGCGTATCTATTGATATGCCTTCGACTGGTGTAAACACTGGCTCTTTTGGTCTTGTTGGCCTTGGTCGAACAGTCGGAACATCTCAAGTTTTAACTAGCCCGACAGCAACGAATACAGGAATAACTGCGGCGATCAATGGTTTGATTATGATTAACGGCGCGGTTCAGCCAGCAGTTACAAGTTTTGCTCTGTCAGTTGATAAATCTGCTGAAAACGCAGGAGCAGTGGTCGGGTCGAATGTTGGAGCCGATGTGAACACTGGCCGGATCAGAGTGTCTGGCACCATTACTGCGCAATTCGATAGTACCACTTTGCGTGATCTGATAATTTCTGAAACGGTTGTGCCGCTTGATATTGTTGTAGCAGTCGATCAAACGGCGACTTCTGATTTTATTTCTTTTACAGTACCGGCAGTAAAACTGACAACTGACACGCCGGACGATGGAGAAAAAACCATAGTAAGAACATACACTTTTACAGCCGAATTTTTCGGCAGTGGTGGAGCTTCCATGGCACGTAGAAATACAATTGTACAAATGCAAGACAGCGCAGCTTGATGAAAAGGAAAAACATGAGAGAAGTATCTATCGATGATCTTGATTTATGCAAAGCTTCAGAAACGCCATACGAGTTTGAATATCTTGATGCGTCAGGCAAAGGGACTGGTATTTTTTTGTTGGTTATCGGAGCGCAATCAGATAAAGTAAAGAAATGGCGCAATGCAAGAATAAATCAGCAACGACAAATCGAAGCGCTTAACGAAAAACGAAAGCGTGATCCAGAGTTAAGAAGTGTCGAAGATGATATTCAGTTTGGAGTCGAATATATATCAATAAGAATCGTGGGATGGCGCGGTATATCTACGCCGTGGACTCCTGAAAATGCCTTGAAATTGTGCACGATAAATGATGAAATTCTTGATCAGGTTTCCAAAGCAAGCGAAACAATTACAAATTTTACCAAGAGCAAGTAGATATACTGCTTGCTTACGCAGAAAATGAATTTGATCTGGCAAAACCACAGGGCGACGGAGAAAGCCTGCGATCTCATCTTGAGATCGTCTGGAAAAAAACCGGAGTCAAGCCGGATCAACTTGATGTTGAAGAGCCCTTTTTTTATGCACATATCTGGGGATGGTTTGTGGAACTACACAGCTCAAGAGGACGATCAGAGCTTGGCTTGTGCCCGATAAGTTATCCTGATATCGCGGCGTGGGCAAGTTTGACAGAAACACAAGTAACGCCAGAAGATGTAAGATTAATCAAACTGATAGACGTACTCGCAATAAATAATGGCCGATGAAGCATCACTAACGCTAAAAGTTGATAGCAGACAAGTAAAAGCTGGTGAGAAATCGCTTGATGATCTTGCCTTGGCTGGCGGTCGTGCTGAAAAATCTACTGCTGGATTAAGTAAAAAGATATTAGCACTGGGCGCCGGTATCGTTACTATACAGGCTCTTGGTGCTGCTTTTTCATCTGCTGTTTCTGCTGCGGCAAAATTTGAAACTGCTCTCGTTGGTGTAAGCAAGACCACCGGATTGATCGGAAATGATCTAAAAAAATTCGGTGATAGAATTGATGCAATATCACGATCACTGCCGATTACCACTCAAGAGCTTTTAGGATTATCCCAAGCTGCCGGGCAGATGGGTGTAACAGGTGCAGCAAATCTTGAGAAATTTTCTCTTGTTGTCGCAAAGTTGGGACGAGCATCCAACCTTGCTGGTGAAGAAGCTGCAACTTCACTTGCGCGAATACTGAATATCACCGGAGAGCATGTATCAAGTATAGATACACTTGCGAGTGTAATAGTTGCGCTTGGCAATAGTACTGCTGCATCTGAAGCAGAAATAGCAAACATCACGACTGAAGTAGCAAGGGCAACAAGCGTTTTTGGCGTCACATCTGCTCAAGCATCTGCCATGGCAGCGGCTATGGCGTCGGTCGGAATTCAGGCGCAATTAGGTGGATCATCACTCGGACGTGTGATGCAGGAAATAACAAACAGGGTGCAGGCCGGAGGAGATGATCTTCTGGAATTCGCTGAAGTTTTAAACATAAATTCACAGATGCTGTCATCTTTATTCAAAGATGACAAGACAAAAGCCCTTGAGCTTTTCTTGCAATCTGTCGGGAGACTGGGAATTAATGCAGGTCTTGCGCTTGAAAAAGTAGGCTTGGGCGGTCAAGAAATATCCAAAACAATAGTACCGCTAGCAAACAACATGGATATTTTTACAAGAACAATGGCGCTAGCAAACGCTGAAGTAAAAAACGCAACTGCACTTGACAGAGAATTTGACGCAACTTTAAAAACGCTCGATTCGCAATGGCAAGTAACTAAAAACACAGCAGAAAGTTACGCAAGATCGTTGGGTGAAGTATTACTACCAGTTCTAAACAGCGTACTAGAATCTTTTAACAGACTGACTTCAGCAAAGCCATTATCAGATATTGAAAGACAAGTAAAACTAATCGAAGACTTGAGGGAAAGGCTTAAATCCGAAACTAACAAACAGCACATACCGCTAATCGGCGGACTTCTTTTTGATAAGAAAGAAGTAGATCAATTGTCGGCAAGCATAGAGTTTGCGATTGAAGACCTTGAAAATATGCGGCAACAGCTTACTGATGTTGAAAAAGCTGCGAAACCTGCGGCAAAAGAATTTAATACAGTAGAGAAAAGCATTAATAAGATATCAGAAACGTCTACTATCGCAATAAACAAAAGCAAACAATTCATAAGCGATCTTAAACGTGAAGCCGCACAGGTGGGTAAAACTGCGGCTGAAATTCGCAAGATGCAGGCCGCTGATCTTGGATTACTTCAAGTAGCAGCACCTTTGATTGACTCAATCGAACGTGAAACACGAGCATTCAGACTTCAGGAAGACCAGATTTCAAGAGCACAGCAGATCACCGAAAGTTTGGCTACTGCTGATGAAAAATACGCTTCTACTATTAATGAGCTAAATGTTTTGCTGTCGGCAGGTGCTATCTCTCAACAGACTTTTAACAGAGCGCTGATTAATGCACAAGAACAAACAAGAAAACTTGAAGATATAACTTCACAAGCTACAGATGAAGTAAGTCAATTATGGATACAAGCTGGACGTAACATACAATCTTCTCTCGCTGACAGTATCTTCAACTTTTTTAATGATGGCTTGAAAGGACTTATCAAGAATGTGGGTATAGCTGTAGGTAGAATTGCATCACAGTTTGCAGCTTTGAGAATTGCCCAAGTGTCAGGAATTGCTGGGCTGGCTGGCGCTGCTGGATCAGCAGCAGCAAGTACCGGAGGCGGTTCATCTTTTAGTCTTGCGTCACTCGGATCAAACGCGCTAAGCCTTGCGTCAAGCGGTTTCGGAACAACCGGCATTCTCGGGTCCGGAATTAGCGGACTAGGGGCAGCTACTGGATCAAGTACGCTTGCAGCGTTTGGATCCGGAATCGCAGGAGATGTCATCGGCGGCGTCGCAGCAGGCGTCGAAGCTGGCGCGACTGGCGCTGCTGCTGCAAGTGCGGCTTCTGCCGGGGCTTCAATTGCTGCGGTTGCAGGTCCTGCAATTGTTCTTTTTGCAGTTAACGAAATTTTCAGGATTTTTGCAAAAGACAAAAGGCTTGGTGGTGTTGAAAAAGTGCCGCTGATTGGCGGCATACTTTCTTCGCTTTTTGGTAGAAGCCCGCTAAAACAAAAAGAGACAAAGCTAACAGGCCAAATAGGAGCTGGCGGATTTGAATCCGGGCAATTGAGCACGCGGTTCAAGGCCACTGGTGGAGCATTCAGACGCAGCAAAAGCGGCACAATCATCGTTGATTTGATTACTGATGATATTTTAAATGCAACCGGAAGTCTTGCAAAATTTGCCGACGGCGTCGCAATAAATGCGCGCGATATTGTTAAAGTTATCAATCAAACGACTGTAGCAGTGTCTGACAGTTTCAGAGCTGTTGGAGAAAATCTGGGCTTGAGCACTGCTGGTCTTGACGATTTTAATCACCAGATCGAACTTGTATCAGAAAACGGCAAGGCGCTTACAGAAGAGCAAATCGGTAGAGAAATATCAAATATCACTGACGAACTGGCTCATAGTTTAATCCCCGAAATCGACAGATTATCAAGATTCGGGGAAACGGCGACAGAAGCTATATCCAGATTTAATGATGAATTTAATGCGTTAGGTCAGGGAATAATAAATCTCGGCGGAAGCGCTGCTTTAGCAAAAACGCTACTGGGCGGCTTGTCTATAGATGAAAGAGCTTCACTTGTAGAAGCCGGCGGAGGCATTAATAATATAATTTCAAGCACTTCATTTTTTTCTGATAATTTTCTGACTGAAGCAGAAAGAATCGCGCCCGTTCAGAAGCAATTAACAGATTCATTAACTGCAATGGGTCTATCAGCAGATATAACAAAAGAAGAGTTTAAAAATCTTGTACAAACCAATGATGATCTACGTTTCCGTCTGCTATCAATTGCCCCTGCTTTTATCGCAGTAATTGACTACACAGAGAAGCTCGCAAAAGCCGGAGAAAAACTGGATGATGCACAAAAACTGACTGATGCTTTTAATACATTAAAACGCTCAGTAGAATTTGAGCGCAACACAATCACAGAGCAGCATAATAACAAGTTAATTGAATTCGAGACAAAAAGAACTGCACTTACAGAAGCATACAATCTTGCTATTGAAGAATCAGATAAGCGCATTAAAGATGTATCAGTTTCAGTAAGAGATTTATCAAGTTTATCAAAACTGCTTAAATCTTCTATTTCAAGTGCAAGTAAATTAAGCATCGAGTCAGCAAGATCACAAGCAAAAACAGGTGATTTGAGTTCACCTGCGCTGCGTGATGCTATAGCAGCATTATCAAAGAAAGGCCGCGGATTCACGACAAAACTTGAAGAACAGCGTTTCAATGCTAAAAATTTACAGATACTGAAATCGTTAAATTCAGTGACAGACGCTGAATTGTTGCTTCAAGAACGCACACTTGATGCGTTGAGGCAAATACGAAAAAATCTTGATAGCGTCTTCAATGACAATATACGATCTCTTGATAAGCTTGTTAAAGCATCAAAAGAAGGATTCGAATCAGAGATATCACGACTCGATGAAATACTACAAAACTCACAGAATCAGCTTGATGCACTTAACAAAATAGACAAATCAGTTTTAAGTGTTGCAGATGCGTTATTTGCTTTTAATATTGCTGCAAATGTCCCAATAAAAGGTCCTGTTCCGTCAGTGCAAGGGCCTGTTCCGACAGTACAAAGGCCTGCCACAATATCAGATGCAGATATTCTGGAATTTGGACGGACACATTCTCCAATCGAGATATTTAATGCAGCCCAACAATTTGGCATATCATCTGCACGTATTGCTTCAACAGGATTGGCGACACAATCAGAAATTGATAAATTTGTACGTGATAACAACCTTGCTAGCTTCGATTCTGGTGGAAAAACCAAGGCCACTGGCCTGGCAGTTCTGCACAAAAACGAGCAGGTTCTGAATCGCGGCGAGACAAGCAAGATAGAACAAAATCTTGATGCGATGGCGTCAGCGATTGAAGTTTTGACTATCACGACAAACGAAACTAACAGAAGATTCAAAAAATGGGATGGTCAAGGAATGCCACCCATCAGGGCAGCATAATGCATATCATACGATCAATGATAACTGCTTCCCCAATGATTATTGCTGATACTCATCTTGTCAGTAGCAATGTAGCAGAAGCAGATTACCCGACTTACTCGACTACAGAAGCAGTTGTAGCCGGTGCCCGCAGGCAAGTTGTATCACCAAGTGCTACAGTGACACTTAGCATTTCTGCTCCTTGCGTTGTGACCTGGACTCAATCGCAATTGCCTGATAACACCCCAATCCGTTTTACAACTACAGGTTCTCTGCCAACCGGGGTTGTACCAGGAACAATATATTATGTGCGGCGCTTGACTGATTCAACATACAATCTTGCAATAAAGCCCAACGGTCAAGGTATCAACACCAGTGGTACGCAATCCGGTACGCACACAGGTTTTGCTACTGTACATGATGTATATGAAGCACTGCTTGACAGCGGCGTATCCACTGCATCATCAATCAGCGGTACAACTTTGACAGTCGGAGGAACTGTCACAGGCAGTTATGAAATTGGGCATATTTTGTCCGGCACGGGCGTTACTGCAAATACCACAATTGTTGCACTTGGCACAGGCACAGGCGGGGCGGGCACTTACACTGTTAGCGTGTCCCAAACTGTAGCAAGCACCACAATAACGGGCGTATCGCCAACAACAAACAATAATCATTGGGCACGTGCTGACAGTACAAATCGATGGCGTATGCATGATTCAGCGGTTTCAAGTCAAACGTCAAATGTAGATAATATAGTCAACATCTATTCAACATCGGGCTACACAGAAGCATTGCTTTTTAGCAATATTGATGCAGCTTCTGTTCGTGTGAAGATGGTAGATGATATTGATGGCACAGTCTACGACAAGACAATATCGGGCGTTGCAGATTCAGGCATACAGGATTGGTATTCGTATTTTACAGAGCCTATAATACGCAAAACTGATATTCTGATAACTGACATGCCGCTTTACGCGAATACAACATTGACAGTAACAATAACTACTGGAGCCGGGCAAACAGTACTTTGTGGACTTTTATATTTTGGCAAGTTGCTTGAGCTCGGTGGAACACAATACGGTATGTCTCTTGGAATTCAAGACTACTCGATAAAGACTACTGATGATTTCGGTAATCAGACTTTCAAAGAAGGCGCTTACAGTCGCACAGCAAAGATTATAATGAAAGTAGATAATGACTTTGTTGATACTTTGCATAATGTTTTAGCGGGATATCGTGCTATTCCGATCGTTTATCTAGGTTCTCTGAGTTTTGGATCGTCTTTTATTTTTGGTAAATATAACGACTTTAACATAGAAATCCCGCACCCGGCTTTCTCTACATGCAGCATTGAAATAGAAGGTTTAATCTAATATGTCAATAATTTCTCAAGTAATCACAACACTTCCTGACGCGCCAAATCGCTCGACCGACACACCAGAAACATATGTTCCTAAAGCTGATGCCATGATGTCCGCTTTGCCCATGTTGATTATAGAAGAAAACACATGGGCCGGGCAGGCAAACACGGTCGCAAGTGAAGTAAATATTGACAAGTTGTCTGCGGCAACGAGTGCTACAAATGCTGCGACTAGTGCCACAAATGCTGCAACAAGTGCAACAAATGCAGCAACAAGCGCTACGTCTGCAGCAACAAGCGCAAGTGATTCCGCTGCAAGTGCTGCGAGTGCTGTTTCTGCACCAAGCACGTCGGCAACCAGTACAACATCTTTATTAGTCGGAACTGGCAGTAAATCTCTGACGATACAAACCGGTAAATCTCTCGTTGTTGGCATGTCTGTAAAAATTTCCTACACAACAACCCCAACAATTTGGATGCATGGAGATATCACAGCGTATAACACGGAGACCGGTGCATTGACTGTAAACATAACGCAAATGAATGGCTCTGGTACACAATCTTTGTGGACTGTTAGCTTAAGCGCACCGGCTGGGCCTGCTGGGCAAGCAGGGTCTACAGGTTCAGACCTTTTTAACATTTTTATAGGAACTATTTAAGATGGCTACAACTCCGCAATATGCATCAATACCGAAAAATACATTCGCGTCTCTTACAACTGCAAATTCTGCGTTGACAGGAGCGTCAGCAGTTATTGTTTTCACTGCCGGCGCCAGCGGTGCAAGAATTGACACTATACACATGCACGCAACCGGAACTACAACAGCAGGAATGATAAGAATTTTTTGCGGAGCTGCGGCAGACGCAACCGCTGCACTGATAGCAGAAATACCAGTTCTTGCAAATACCCCAAATTCAACAAATCCAGCGTGGTCAGCAGATGTTGACATAGATTTAATCATGCAAGCAAATTATATCTTGTCAGCGACTACAGCAAACACGCAAACTTTTGATGTAATGATTAAAAAAGGAGGGTCGTTCTGATGAGTAATAGCGGAACTTTTGGTTTTCCTTCTCCACCAGACAAGTCTAAAAGAATAGCCCCACCCGAGTGGAGAAATTACAAATTAATTAAATCTACAACAAGTACAGAAGTTGTGCCACAAAATGTTTATCAAATATACGCTATGGTTTGGGGCGGCGGCGGCAATGGTGCAATACCGGCAGGCGGCGGAGGCGGTGGTTTTGCTGCCGGGATTATAGATGTAGTGCCAGGCCAAAGGCTTCCAACGATTACAGTTGGCGGTGCAGGAGGCACATCATCTTTTGGTACGCTGCTATCAGCGACTGGCGGCACTAATGCAGTGACTACTACCAGAGGCATAGGAGGAACAGGAACAGCATCGGCATCTTTAAGAGCAGCATTTACGGCAACTGGCGGAAACGGCGGCACGAGCGGCACAAGTTTTTACACCGGCGGCGGTGGTAGTGGTTCTCCTTATGGCAATGGCGGAAATGGCGGTCAAGTGACTATTGCTAATGGAAGGTCTGGCGGTGGCGGCTGGGGTGGAAATGGAGGAAATAGTACTTTAGTAGCAGGAAGCGGTGGTGGTGGTGGTTTGTTTTCTGGCGGCGATCAGGCTGAAAATGTAGGCGGTGGTGGTGGAGGTTCACTAAGTAAAGGGAGCAGAAGTTCTGTGACAACGTCTGGCGGCAATGGCGGAAGTGGTTCAAGTCAAGGCGGACGTGGAGCTGTTAACTCAACATCTCTTACTATAGCTGAGAACGGAGCAGGAGCAGGGTCATTTTTAGATATAGCAAACAAAACATTGTCCGGCGGTGGCGGTGGTGGTGGAGTCTCCGGCCCCGTGGCGTCAGGCGGTAACGGCGGTGGTGGCGGTGGTGGTGGTGGTAGTGGCAACCAAAACCAAGGCGGAAACGGTGGAATTGGTGGCGGTGGTGGAGGTTCCCTATCAGATGATAGTGCAGGAACAAGTGCTTTTGGAGGAGGTGCGGGCGGTTGTTCAGCAGCTATAGGCAAAGTAGGCGGGCTAGGCGGTGGTGGCGGTGGTGGGAGAGCTTCTGGAGGAGGCAGCGAAGGCGGAAGCGGAGCGGTTATTTTGTTTTGGACAGAGGGTTTTTGATATGAAACACGCATGGATAGAAAATGGAACAATTCGAGATATAGCTCAAGGTGTACCGGAAGAGATATATCATCAAGATATTGCTGTGCATTATTCAGAAATTGTTCCAGAGACGGCTGAAAATGGAGATTTTTGGGACGGGGTAAAACTTACGAAACGCGAAATTATTGTTACTACAGAACCTGTGACAGCTAGAATAACCGAAGTCACACCAGTAGAATTTAAACTACGCTTTACTTCTGCTGAACGAATAGCAATTCGTGCTTTGAGATCAACAGATTCTGCGATAGATGATTTTATGAATATCATAGATGATCCGCGTTTGAGCGTTGTACATCTTGATTTGACTGATACTATCGAAGCAGTGACATATGTAATAAATGCTGTTAAAACTAATCTTGCATATACACAAGCGCAAGCAGATGCAAGAATTGTAGAGATATTGTGATGTCATTTTTCCCAGATAAGCAGAAATATGATCAAATTGAATCGCGATTGTCAGAAATAGAGCTACACTGCTTCAGGTGCGACGATAAACATAAGACGCATGAACTGCATCGGAGAGCAAGCGATAGCGCTGCACAGATGATTCTAGAGAGTCAAAAAATAATGTGTTCCAATATTCAGCGGATTTCAGATATAATAGAAATGTATTTGCCGCATTTGAAGACAATTTCAGAAATAGAAATCACAGCAAGAACTTTGAAAAAAACTTTTGCTCTTGTATACAGTTTGATTATCGCAACTTCAGCTTTGATGGCAGTTGGAGCACACTACTACTTATAATCATGTTCACAACAGAGAAATGCAAAATAGTACTTAAGCATTATGAAGGTCTTAGACTAAAGCCGTATAATGACCAAAATGGGCGTGAGATAAAAGATTGGTGCAAAGGTGCGACAATCGGTTATGGTCATCTGATTGCAAAAGATGACTGGGACAAGTACAAGAACGGGATAAGTGCAGAACAAGCTAATGACATTTTTGATTCTGATCTTTTACTGAGAGAAAAAGTCGTAACAAATCTTGTGCACGTACCATTGAAAACAAATGAATTTGATGCGCTTGTCATACTTCAATACAACATTGGAGAAAATGCTTTACGCAAGTCTTCTCTTCTAAAAATGATTAATTCCCCAGGCATTAAAACTTCTTATGATAGTCTTGAGTCTGCATGGAAAGCGTGGAACAAATCAGGTGGGTCAATAATGGGTGGCTTGATAAAACGAAGACAAGCTGAATGGGATATTTTTTCGAAAGGAATTTATTACGAATGGAGCTAAAAAAGGAGCTTATTGATCAAACTGCACATTTTGCGGTTGGTTTTGTCGCTACTGCTGTAATCGCAGTATTTGTCAATGTTTATATTTCTGCATGTGTTGTTTTTGCGTTTGCTGTTAGTAGAGAAATTTACCAAAGATTATCAAAAAATGATAACTGGTATTCATGCGGTTGGGGTTGCAGGCTTGATTTGATGTTTTGGGCGTTTGGTATCGGTTCCGCTATTGCTGCTATTTTTATAACAGATTCATTTTTTTAAGAGTACAAGATGAAAATATTATTACAGTATCTAAAGTCAAAAACAGTTTGGGCAGGAATTGGAGTGTTTGTGCTGACAGGAATTAATGCGTCTCTCGAATCCGGACTTGACAAAGAAACCTATACAATTGTCGGAGGGGTGATAGGTTATCTGATTATTCATCTTCGCGCACTTACTGACAAGCCATTAAAAGAAAAATAAATGTTATACGCACTGGCTGCAAAATATGGCATAAGAATTCTGGTTGTTTTGCTTGTCGTATCTTCTGTAGTGTATGGATATTTTTCATGGAAGCATGAAATAGTAGCGGAAACGCTGCTTAAAGAACGAGCTGCAGTTGATGCACAATCTCTAAAACTAATCAGCGAGAGATCAGCAGAAATAAAGATGCTCAAGGAGAAACATGATGCAAAATTTAGAGATACTGTCAGATTTTATGCTGATCATATCGAAACTATCAGTAATGAGCATAATATTGCTATCAATCGCAGGTTGCGCGTCTCAACGTCTAGTTGTGACGCACGTGGAAGAATTCCCAAAACCGACGTTCCCGAGCGAGATAATACAGGACGCTCGGGAATTTACGAAAGTTCAGAGCTGGCGGCAGAGGCTGAGCGAAGATTTAATGAGTCATTGACAATTATAGAAAAAGGGGCTCTAGCTTGCGGATTGCTCATAGATGCAGTTGAAGAAACTTATGAAATCAAGTAATTATTTTTTTACAATCTTTAAAGCAATATTTATCTCTTCAAGCATTGCTTCAGATATAGACGCAAGATAATCAATTTGCTCAAGAGACGCATTAGCAAGAGTATCAAGAGCTTCATTCAGTGTTAAAATTTCTTCTTGTAGTGTTTCAATCTTTGTTTCAAGCTTTTCTATTTGTTTTGCAAAATAAGATTCTGTATCAAACATTTTTATATCCCTTTTTTGAGTGCTCCCGATTTAATTAAATAAGTTCTCCAGATTTTTCTTTCTTTTCCGATTCTAGTAGTTATTTCTTCGTCGCTCGATCCTGCTTCATACATAGAAACAACTACATCAACGATAAGCGGTATACGTATACCAAAAATTTTACTTTTTTTACGTAAGTAATTTTCCATCATTTTTTTTGTCACGCCATAAGGCCACAAATCTTTATAGCGAATGCGATGGTAAATCTCTCCTCGATGCAATTTATTTTCTATAATCAGTTTATCGACTAAAGCAGTAAACTTGCTAAAATCACTTGAAGAAAAATAACTCGCTATTTTGCTACCTTTATTTCCATCTGCATCAAAAATATGTACTTCACCAATCCCTTTTTTGTACCATTTTTTTGGCACTGGTTTAATACCAGCATGTATCATAAATCCTGCTGCGTTCATTGAATTCTCCTGAAAAAGCCGTCTTTCCGGCTGCCACCCAACATCCGACTATGCCAAATCATGGCACTGAAGGGAGCGGTATACTCATGAAGGAGATATGAGTTTTTTTTGATCTTCGAAATATTTTACTTTGTCGGGTTCAACCTGCTTTAAATACATTAACCAGGAATCAGGAATTCCGTATTTTCTCCATCGCGAGATAGCTTGAGAGCAAATCTTTTGCCCGCATAACTTTCTAACTACAGAATTTCCGCCAAGGCTGTCGATTAATTTTGATTCTTCTGTGTGTTTATTCATGTAATGATTATAACATAATTAACTTACTTGTCAACATGAAAAATTGCATTACACAATATTTTTTCACGTGACAAATCTGAAACAGTGCATTCATACAATTCTCTACACCCTGAGTCATCAATTATTTTGTCAAGAAATTGATTCATAATTTCCAAATCTCCGCAATCGGGTTCAGATAGAAGATCGCTTGCACACACAGAAACAGACAAAACAATGTCATCATCTGAACGTACACGAACAAAAGCAGTGGATGGCTTTATTTCTGCTTCGTTCTTCTCAATCGCATTTCTCAGCTTTCTAACTATTTCTTTAGTTTCTGTTTTGAATTTGCACATCGCAAAAAACTCCGTATGTTGCGCACCATCGTTCAGCTACTTCATCATCAAGATAAAAAGCCAAAAATACAAGTATCACAAGTATAATTATTAATTGATTATCATTCATAATATCAATCTAAATCAATAAAAACAGCGATATCAGCAGCTTTGAAAAGCTCATCTGCAAGAGCACCGCTACCAAAAAAATCAATAACTTCATCAACTGTGTCACAAACTTTTGCGTCATATACATATCTACGTCGAGCAAGAATTTTAGTGCAATTAATTATTTGACATACGTATTTACCTGTTTTTGTACCAAAAAGATTCAATTCCTGCCAATTTCCAATTTTTCCTGCATGATGTGGATGAGTGTTACTTCTGCTTGATAACGCACTTGAAATTAATTCGCCGGTGAATCTAAAATCACGTCCATATGTGCGTTTTACTGTAATTTTTTTCATTTTCAAATCTCCTGATTACATCACAGCAAGATTACCGCGATGTTTATACACACTATTTATATACAATGTGTCTAAAAAAATTGAGTGCTTCATCTCCTGTTTTGCATACGACAACAGGATTTAAATGAGTAATAATCTGAGCAACATACTTGCATTTGCTAGTCAGTGAAAAAACACGCAAAGGAAAACGTACTTTCCCTTGCGTGTTTTTCTAATTAAGCAATCATTGTGTTAGCGTCAATCGATACATCCAACTCTGTATCTATTAAAAGCTCATCAACAAGCCAGCCATGTCCAAAAAATTTTGCAACTTCTTCAGCATTGTTACAAACAGCGGCTTCATAAGTATCTCTATGCCCCGACCATTGTGTCATGTTGCCAATTTGGCCAACGAATTTACCTGTTTCCGTTTTCCACAATTTCAGTTCTTGCCAATTTCCTACAGAACCGCTGTAATTTCCCACAGCTTTGTTAGAGCTTGATTTTGCTTTAGCAATTAGTTCTCCGATGAATCTCAAGTCTCTGCCGTTTGTGTTTTTAACTATAATTTTTCTCATTTTAATCTCCTTTGATTTCTTTTAATCAATAGCGTTATTGCTATTGATAAAGTAATTATACTTACTTTTTTATAGATGTCAAGTGTTTTTTTAAATTATTTCATAATAAATTATTTAATAGTAAATTATTTCATAGAATCAATCATTCCGATCCAATCTGTTTTATATGCCGATCCGCTCCATTTTGCTTCTGTCAGTAACATTTCATATGTCATATCTGCTAAATTTCGCGAGTGTCTACCGTGTATCAAAAATATATTATTGCTACACTGACCCAATATCCACACGTTTGCTTGAGAGACAGCGCGAGAATGAATCCACGCAATTTGAGCCGGACGAAGGCCATAACTGCCGGTAAAAATTGCAGTACTGAATCTTTTTGGCGCCAAAATTCTACATTTTAATTCTACAAAATGACAGGTTCCGATATCACGCATGTGCAAAACAACATCTGGTACCCCTTCACCCGCGCTGTTTTCGATTCGTTGCGCAAAGCAAAACGGCTTTACGCCGTTTCTCATTCTTTTCCACAAGTTAGCTTCTCCGGCCATGCTCCAGCCAATTTATTTTTTCATCCCCGGTTATCATATCTGCAACGTCGCGTTTTTTGCGTAGTGCATCTATAATTTTTGTGTCTACTGTATCTTTTGCTTCGATATCGATTATTAGCGTGCTTGTTGTTTTCTGCATATGCTCGCTACGATCTTCAGATTGTGCACGATGATATAGCGAAAAAGTGTTGGAATAATAAACCATAACGTCCGCTGAATGCAGCGGCAGGCCAACACCTCCGGCGCTTTGCTGTCCCACAAAATATTTCACACGCTTGGCTTGAAAATCATCTTTGGCTTTCTCACGCTCATCACTTGAAATGTCACCCCAGTATCTCGCGACTGGAAGCCCGGTTGCTGAAGTTATAGCGTTACTGATATCATGCAAGTCTGTTTTGAATCGTGCCCAAAAAATTATGCTTGCGTCGTGATACGAATCTATAATTTCAAGCACTGCTTGTATGCGTGGATTTTCTTCAGGTTTTACAAACATTTTTTGATGCTCGTCAAGTCCAGTCAATTGCTTCGGCACAATCCCGCATATCATGCGCTGATAGAGCATGACGCCGGTCATCTTGTTTATTGGCTCGGGTGTTTCTCCCTTGTTTATTGCATCAAGATATTTTATTATCAGTTTGTTTTGATGTGACGATAACTCTACTTCCCAGCGTTTGTAAAGTTTTTCGGGTAAATCTGCGCATTCTTTGCGAGTTATACGATAACAGTTTTTATCTACCCACATTTTTAAATCGTCAAGGTTTTTGTATGCAGTCGTCCCGTCCGCATTTTTAGCTGCGATTTGAGGTGCCCATCGAGTGCCGGATTTTCTCATTATGCTTCGTACAAGTGGATGACTTGAATGAAGGAAATCTGCGTAACGCTGCTTGAACGCTTTTTCGCTTGAAACGGGCAGAGCATCATCATGCAAAAACATAAGCTGAGAAAAAAGATCGAAAGGGCTGTTCGTAACCGGGGTTCCGTTACATATCCTTCGGTATTTTGCCAAATCTCGTAATTTTAGTATATTTTTCACACTTTTAGCGCGTGGATTTTTTATACGTGTTGATTCGTCTATCACAAGAAGACAGTTTGTTGCATTCATAAAACGAGTTGCAAAGTCCATGCCTTTTTTTGTAGACAAAGCTTCAAAATTCATTGTAAGAATTCTCAAATGATCTCCGACAGAAAATATTTTATCCATTTCGGCTATTTTTTTATTTGAAGACCACACCAGGGTTTGACGATCAACCCAATTCGGCAAGTGCTTTTCTACTTCGTCAGATACCCAGTTTCTATGCACGCCGGCTGGCGCTATTATAAAAAGCGAGTTTATGCGTCCGGTTTTGAAAAGCTGCGCTGCTGTATACAAGATAACAGCAGACTTTCCGGTTCGTTGCTCCATGAACAATCCGTAGTATTTTCTGTCCCATGTTTTCTCGAAAACGTCACGCTGATGATAGAATGGTTCTATTTTGTATTTAAAGTCAGTAGTGTCAGTAGTCATTGTTATCTCCGTTAGAGTTAGAGTCATAGTTAAAAGTCAGTCTGTTATACACAGCGCGAGTAGCTAATACGTCGCTAATACAGTAATCAATTACTTTTTGTTGATCGTCAATCCACGTATCAGCGACCATTGCACCCGAAAAATCAGCATGACCATGCTCTATCCCGAGGATAAACATCAATTCGTCGAGACTGATTTTTTGTGTACGATCGCAGGTATACATATGCATCGTGTCTTTGATCGAGCAGTCAAAATAACGTGCGTTTAGTACATCTATCATCAATCGAGGGGGCTTGATGCCAAGTATGATTGACCTGTGCTTGATAAAAGGCAGGTCAAATGATGCTATGTTATGACCACAGAAAGAATTTATTTTAAGTTTGTTTGCAAGAATAAAGCCGTAAAAAAAGTTTAAACATTCTTGTTCACTAAAATTTTCTTGCGTTGAATAAACATCCCCATCAAGCTCCCACGCGATGCATGCTATGCGGCCATAGGAGCCGGAAAGAGATGTTTTTTCTATTGCTGTTTTAAGCGCATTTTCGTAATTTTCATCAAACCATTTCGCTATAGATTCCTTCTTTTTTATATTCCCCGGTGGTGCTATTTTTTTAGCTATGCGTTTTATAACGGCGGGGTCATCGCAAGGAAGTGTTTCGATATCTATAACTAATGTATTTGACATAATAATCTCCTAAAACGGTACGTCTGCGTCGTCTTCAATGCTCATCTTTTGATCAGACACAGTCTTTGCTACTGTAGAAGTGCTGCTGATGGGCTCAAGTTTGCGTATAAAATTTCCGGATTTACCGTTGATTTCCCAAATCCCGAGTGTAACTAACATCTTTTTCCATGAAAGGAATTTTTGCATTTCTTCGTTCGTTGGTTTACGCTTCAGATTCGCAATATTGCTGCCGCAATTTTTATCAATTGCAAAAAACATCTCTCTTGCGCGTTTAAGTATCGATTGATGCTTTTCTGGCTTGTAATATTGGCTTGACGGATCATCTCCATAAATTTTTATTTTCTGAAAAACTTTACGGTTAGCGTATTCCTCGGGCTTTTCGATAACCCACGTGGATTCTACATATTCAAGTCCCGATTGATCAAAACCTGCTGATTGATCGTAAGGCTTAAACTGAATTGCTTCTATGCTTGCTATGCACCGCGTGCCATCGGGGATTGGCTCGAAACTTCCTCCGGCATCATTTGTTGTCCCCGTTGTTTCTTTTGTTTCGTTCCAGAAATCATCATCAAAATTGTTCATTATTGCTCCTTTTCTTCATGTTTAAAATTAAAAAACGGAATGTATTCAATCAGCGGATTTGTGCCTTTTTGTACAGATATTTCCTCGGGCATCTCATATCTGCTTTTTGCAGAGACGTACCCCGTCATTCCATCGCTGCTTGTGATCAAAATTCGTTCATTAGACTTTCTGATACGTCCTTGTTTTATAGTCTGTCCTTTTTTGTCAACTGTATGCCCTTGCGTGCTTTCTATTTGTTTCAAGTAAAGAAAAGCATCGCTTAGAGAGATGTAAATCTTTTCGCTTTTTTGATGCATTTTTATACCGTAAACGCTGTACTCTCCGGCAACATCCGGCGAGTTTTTAATCTTGCGCTCAGCAGTATGAGCAAGAAAAACGATAGTCATGTTTTTAAGTGATCGTATCTTGTCACAAGCAGCTATCATTTTGTTGTGCCAGCTCGCGATGATGTCGTAAGCTTTATGATAGCCACCCATGGCGTCTTGTACGCTCGCAGCACCAGCTTTGTCAAACTCGACGATCTCGTTTTCAAACATGTCATTGAGAGATGTAACAGTATCTATAACCAGAGTTTTATAAATATGTTCTTCGGTTGCAATTTCGCGTAGCTGCTGCATCAAAACGCTCCGTGTGCTTATATTTTTTTTATTGCATGACATCGGTAGCCGAGGCATGAAAAGCGGCTGAGATGACACGTCAGTAGTCTCAAAAACGGTTTGTGAGTCTTCGCTTTGAATGAACACTGGATTCGGGAACAAACCCGCCAGAGAAGTTTTGCCGGAAGCCGGAAAACCTGCGATAGTTATAATCGGTGGTTTGATCGTCGCAGTCGTGCATTGACTTATATATGTACTCATCTTTATCTCCTTTTTTTTAATCATTAGATTTACTTTATCATTCATGATATACTTTGTCAACACTTAAATAAAAAAAATTTACAGGAGAAGCAAAAATGATGCTAGAACCACATGAAATACGATTAAAAATGAAGGACATGAATCTATCGAAAATATCCAGAAATTCGGGTGTTGCATATATGACTATATACAGACTTTGGCACAATCGACCGATCACGGTCGCGGCACTTAAAAAACTTTCAGACTACTTTACAAAAAGAGAAGAAAATGAAACTAGCTAATGTACCTGAACAGCTTAAAGAAGATTTTGCTCTCTGCATGAAGCACTACTTATGCACAAGAGAAGAAGCAATCTATGAACGAGACAGACTGATGTCATCATTAACTGCACAATATCAAGCGTCAATATGTTTTAGTGCAATTGCTGAAAGTATCAGAAAAAAAAGGAAGTAAAACAATGGAATACAAAAAAAGCCCACTGTGCGAGCAGTGGGCATGTGAAACAATTTCAACAACGATTATAGCATATATTAAAGGTGGTGCGCATGATTATGACTGAAAAAGAACGTGCGCTCGATGCACTAAAGTATATAGATTCTGGTTGTGGACGTGAAGAATGGATTCGTATTGGTATGTCTATGAAAGCCGCCGGGCTGGATTTTGCGGACTTCGACAACTGGAGTGTTCTAGCTGCTAATTACAAAGATGAAAGAGACACGCGGAGAGTGTGGGATTCATTTTCAGCTAACGGCGGTATCAGTGCCGGTTCGCTTTATGCAATCGCTAAAGAAAACGGTTGGCGCATACGCAAGAGCACAGATTACACGCGTCCTGCACTATCTGCAAAAGCCACAAACGCAAACGCTATTGACGTTTGGGAGCGCTGCATACAAGTAGAAAAACATCAGTATATTGACAGAAAACAAGGCAACACCGACGGTGTGCGGGTTTATCCTGCCGGTGCATCGCCGCTTGTTATCCGTGGGCAGAATGTTGCGGGTTATCTTGTTGTCCCAGCATGGGACGATAAAGACCTGCAAACGCTGCAATTCATTCCGCCGTGCAAGGGTGACAAATTGAACCTGCCGGGCGCATCGTTCAATGATGGATTCTTTACCGTTAATGACATCGCGACATCGCAAAAAGTTTATATCTGCGAAGGCATAGGACAAGCGTGGGCTGTGACAAAGGCTGATACAGGCTCCGCCGCCGCGTGCTGTTTTGGTGCCATGCGCATGTCACGGGTTGCCGCCGTGCTGCGTGAAAAATTCCCCACAGTCAGTATGATTATAGTGCCGGATCGTGGTAAAGAAGACCTTGCTGCAAAGATTGCTGCAAATGTTGTTTGCAAGTTTGTTTCAATACCGCCGGAAAAGCCATCAAATCACGACGTAAGCGATTATCTTGTTGAGTGTGGCACCATTGCATTAACTGCACTGTTAAAACGCGCTGTAGCCCCTCCTATGCGTTATGAGCTGCTATCCGATGCCGACTTGTGCAAGCTGCCACCACAGCAATGGCGAATTAAGCGAGTTTTGCCAAAAACAGGTTTAGCCGCAATTTACGGTCCAAGCGGTTCCGGTAAATCTTTTTTGGTTCTTGATGCAATTCAATCACTAGCCGAAGGGCTCGGCTGGTTTGGATATAAAACCAGGCCATGCAATGTGCTGTATTGCGCTCTGGAGGGAGAAGGTGGCATAGCCGGCCGCGTGAGTGCATACCGCATACGACATGGTTCTTCTTCGTCAAACATTCGTTATTTAGTGCAACAGTTTAGTTTGCTTGATGAAGCTGACATTCACGACCTGGCACAAGCAATCAAGGCGAACGGGCAAAGCGCGGAAGTGGTTGTACTAGACACGCTGAATCGAGCCGCGCCGGGCGCTGATGAGAACGACAGCAAAAGCATGGGGCAAATTATCGCCGCCGCAAAGCAACTGCAAATCTTGACCGGTGGTTTGGTGTTATTGGTTCATCATACGGGCAAAGATGCAAGCAAAGGCCTACGCGGGCATTCATCACTTCACGCTGCGCTTGATGCTGCTATCGAAGTGCGCCGGTATGGTGACCGACGCGAGTGGCTTATTGCAAAATCAAAGGATGGCATGGATGGAGAAGAGCATCAGTTCAATCTTGATGTAGTTGCGCTTGGACTTGATGAAGACGGCGAACAGATAAAATCTTGCGTTGTTGTGCCGGATTATTCTGACGAAGAAACCATGCAACAAGCAAAAAGACCAACGCTTCGGAGTAATCAAAAGATTGCAAAAGAAGCATTGGTCGAAGCACTGCACGACCGTGATCCTTTTTTTGTTCCAGAGGGTAGGCCGAGATATGTACCAGCGGGTAGTGCGTGCATTAAATATGAAGAAGCAGTGACAATTGTTGCAGAACGCATACCAGCAAATTTGAAGCACAAAATCCCACGCGCCAAAACAGCAATCACAGGATTAGTTGGATATGGTTATTTGATTATGAAAAATGAGTGGTTATGGTTCAAATAATTTCTCCGTTTTTCTCACGTTTTTCCCCCTTCAGTTTTTTTCCCCCCCCGTTCCACCTCCCCCCCTTAAGGGGGGGGGAGTGGACCGGGAAACGGGGCCCGTTTCGCCCGTTTCGTTATAAATTGGCAAATTTGCGAAACGGGCAACCGCATGCCTAGGGGCTTTGCGGGGAATTTATGCTCTGAAACGCCCTAGGCATGCAAAACACGAAACGGGCAACCGCATGCCTAGGGGCTTTGCGGGGAATTTATGCTCTGAAACGCCCTAGGCATGCAAAACACGAAACGGGCAACCGCATGCCTAGGGGCTTTGCGGGCGAAAACACATGATTTT